CTCAACCTCCACTCTCGATTATGACGGCTTGATTTATCAGGCAGTAAAATCAGGCTCAAACGCTTATGTCGCTTCGCTTGCGACCGGAACGGCTGGAACAGGTTCTACACTCACATCAAACGGCGCGGGTGGCATCGTTGAGTTTGATACAGCGTTTCAGTATTTCTACGATATCTACCGCCTCAGCCCAACGGTGATTTATGTATCGAGTCAGGAAAGCCGAAATATCAGCAAGAAAATTATTGCTAATGCTGGCGCTCCACTTCTCCGACAGATCGAAGCTGGAGGTAACGCGAACCTTTCTTCTGGATGGAAAGTGTCATCCGTACTCAACACCACAACTGGTGATGAGGTCGCTCTAAAAATACATCCGAACATGCCAGCAGGGACAGTGCTGTTCTTCACAGAAAGCCTGCCGTACCCGCTGAGCAACGTAAGCAACACTGCTCAGGTCTTGCTGCGTGCCGACTACTTCCAGATCGACTGGCCACTGATCACGAGGAAGCATCAGTACGGTGTCTACTGTGACGGTGTCCTTCAGCATTACGCGCCGTTCTCGATGGGAGTTATAAGCAACATTGCGAACGGATAAGAAATAATCTTTCAGGAAAACGCCCTGCTTTAATCGGCAGGGCAAAACCTTTTTATAATCATGGCTGGTCTGAAAATGTATAGCCCAGAAGGATCAAAAAGCGTATCCCTCGGTGGCCAGAATTACGAAGCAAACAAAAAAGGGATTATCGAAGTTCCGGCAGAGTTCGAGGACACGATGTACTCTTTCGGATTTATCACTGTTGGTAAAAATATCCCTATCGAACCCGAAGAGCCAGCCACACCGAGGCCAACAGCGGAACCTGCGCAAGCCAACGCGCAGGAAACCGCCAAGGCTCCGGAAGCGGCTAAAGTTGAAGCTCCGGCTGAACCTGAAATAAAATAACACGATGAGCGCTCTTGCAACCGTTGACGATGTAAAATCCTTTCTCGGCAATCAGGCAAACGTCACTGACGATGGACTAATAGACTCCCTGATAAGCGGAGAAGGTGCTTTTATTCTGTCATGGATAGGACGATCGTTTGACGCTGCGACCTATACCGACCTTTTTAGCGGAGGCGGGGGGCAAGAGCATTTACTCAAGAATTATCCGGTAAAAACAATCACAAGTGTAGTAATCGACGGCGCATCAATACCGCAAGCAGCTACAATCCAGGATCGAGGATACATGCTGTTTGATGGCCGGATTTTGCTTTTCGGTTACCAGTTTTCATGGGGACGAAGGAACTGCCAGATCATCTACACCGCAGGGCAGGACGTTCCAGCAGATGTCCAGCAAGCGTGTGTCGAACTTGTGTCCTATCGGTACAGGAGCAGAGACCGCATAGGACTGGCAAGCAAGAGTATAGCAGGAGAGACGACCGCGTATGTGACAAAAGATATGCCTGACCATGTAAAAACGCTGCTACAGCGGCACAGGAGAGTTTTCCCAGGATGATCACCGCAAAGATTACAAAAGGCGAAGACCTTGGAAAGAAGTTCAGGGACACCATACCGAACATCCAGGGCGGAGTTCAGAAAGAGATTATGCGGCTGGCACTCAAGATGACCGGTAAAGTTATGGGTAAGCTGAGTGGTGATGTTTTGAGGGTAAGGACTGGCCGGTTAAGACGATCAATCCACCCTGAATGGGATTTCAGGCAGGGTTATTCAGGTGCAACGGTCGGAACAAATGTTGAGTACGCTGCGATCCACGAGTATGGGTTCAGCGGATCGGTTCAGGTTAAATCGTTTCAGCGTGAAATGACGAAAGCCTTTGGTAAGCCGATATCACCGACACAAGTAACTGTTAGGGCGCACACAAGAAATATCAACATGGCGGAGCGCAGTTTTCTTCGGTCAACATTGCGGGAAATGAACTCAGAGATCACTGACTCATTGCAGGTCGCTGTTACGAAGGAACTCAACAAGGTTAAACTATGACCCGTGAATCAATATACAGCGCTCTCTTCGCGAAACTTTCTGGCATATCAGGGCTTGTAACCGCGAGCCGGCGATTGAAGCATTATAGCGACGTATCGCCATCAGAGCAGCCGGCGATGTTTGTAACGCAGGCCGCGCAATTTGTCAAGCAAACAAAAGGACTCCCGTCACAGTATACGCTTGAGGCCAAAATCTGGGTTTACACGAACGATCCGGATCCGGGGAAAGCCCCTGCACAAGCAATCAATGACATTATGGATCAGGTAGATGCAATTCTGAAGCCGACGACACCAGACAACAAGCAGACGCTCGGCGGACTGGTGGAACACTGCTGGATTGACGGGGAGATTATAACGGACGAAGGGACGCTCGGAGATCAGTCCGTAGCGATCTATACCATAAAAATGCAAACAACAACATAAACAGGAAAAATCATGCCTCAATTCGTTTTCGGCCCCGGCAACATTTACGCGATCCCGCTTACCACTTACGACGGCACCGCAATTACCGTACCTACTCCCGTTCAGATCGGCACCATGCAGGCAGGCAGTGTTGATTTCTCGTGGGATATAAAAGAACTCTATGGACAGCGGCAGTTTCCAGTTGCTGCAGGGCGCGGAAAAGGTAAGATCGCAGGTAAAGCAACTTACGCGCAGTTTAACGCTGCAGCAGTCAACTCTCTCGTTTTCGGTCAGACTCAGACAAGTGCGCTTTGCGCTATTGTCAATGATGTGACAGGCACCGCAATCCCTGGTACGCCTTTTCAGATCACCGTCACCCCGCCACTGTCAGGCACGTGGCTTAATGACCTTGGCGTTATTATGAACGGCGTGCCGATGACGCAGGTCGCATCAGGCCCGACAACAGGACAGTATAGTCATGCTCTTGGAGTTTACACTTTCGCCACCGCCGATGTCGGCCAGATTGTGTTTATCAACTACTCGTACACCGCTGTTGCAGCAACAGCCGCGGATTTGATTATTTCAAATCCGTTCATGGGATATGCGCCGACATTTTCAGTGTCGTTCTCGATAAACTATAACGGGAAAAACGGCACGATCATTCTCAACTCCTGCACGTCAAGCAAGTTCAGTGTTGCGACAAAATTAGATGACTTCGCTATCCCTGAATTTGATTTCACGGGCTACGCGGACGCGAACCAGAAAGTGGGACGTATTTCTTTCAGCGATAAATAACCGGTAAAAAAGCAAAGGGAAAAAACAGCATGGTAAAAGGTGTGAAGTTTGAATTTGGTAACGGGGAGGCGCTGATTATCCCTCCCCTTTCCCTTGGTGCCATCGAAGTATTGGAAAATGAGCATGGCGAAGTGTCAACATGGTCCCCGAATGTTGAAATGGTGTGTAAGCTGGCCGGATTGTCGCTGAAGCGGAACTACCCAGACATGACGGATGATCATATCAAAAATGATTTGCTTGACGTCAGCAACATGCTCGACGTGTTTAACGCGGTGCTTGATATCGGCGGACTGGGAAGGAAAGCGCAAGAACAGGAAGAAAGCGCGGGGGAAAATCCGCCGGTGGAGAAAAAGTAGATTGGGATGAATTGTTCTTGCACCTTTCGATGAGCACAGGAATGGATATCGAGACGGTGCGAGACCAGTTTGATCTTCCCCGGCTCCACGCTTTTAACAGTTACACAGGAAAGTTCCCGCCATTACATGTAAGCGTCTCTAAGCTGGCCGCTTATTTCGGGGTATGGGAACCATCAAAAACCGCAGGAAAATCAGGACAGCCCGTGCAGAACATCTCAAACAAAGAAAATGACGCGGCAATCGCTCAATTCATAACCATGCTAGGCTGATGGGTAATAATGATACGCAGGTCAATGTAGGGTTTGGCGCAAGTACGGGAGACCTCGAACAAGGCGTAAAGCGCGTTAGTGATGCGATGACTTCTAATCTTGAGAAGATCATCTCGGACCTGCAAAAACTCAACTCATCATCGGGCACGTCCACGCAAAAGGTAGTGGCGGACGTGAAGAAGATGGAGGTTGAGACTGGCAATTCTTTCGGCAGGCTTAAAGACCTCATAACAGGCCATGTTGGTGGCGTTAAAGATGGCATCGAAGGTCTTGGCGGCGTTGTTGGCAAGTTCACGGGAATCTTTGCAGGATTGACAGTGCTCCTTGCCGGTGGTGCAGCGTTTTCAGCATCGATCAATGCGTTCAAGGATGAGACGGCTGAGGTTAAGCGGTTAATGAACGGCCTCGGAATGACTTCAGAGGAAGCCTCAAAGTTCAACACTCAACTCAAACTTGTCGGCATGTCTTCAGAAGAATATGTCGGCATCGCTATGAAGTTCAACCGGCAACTCAAGACGAATGAGGCTGGTCTTGTCAGTATGGGGGTTGTCACACGTGACGGAAACGGCAAGCTGCTTGACCAGCAAACCTTGCTGAAGAACGCCACGGCAACAATGATGACATACAAAGACGGGGTTGACCGTAATGAGGCCGCTATGACAATGTTCGGTCGGTCAGCAGAATCTGCGTATGCTTTGCTCAAGCTCAATGAGCAGACTACAGCAAGAGCGTCAGAGCTTACCCGGATATTTGGCCGAGAGCTGGATGATGTCGCGATGGCAAAAGCGAAAAGCTATAAGATGGCAATGTCCGAGGTGAAGATTGTCAACGAGTCCCTTATGGCCCATATCGGCGAAGCTCTTATGCCAGGGTTAACCGCACTTGGAAAAACATTTGTTGGAGTAGCGGAAGTCGCCATGCCGAAAATGATAGCGGGCACCAAGGCGATTGGGGACGCCGTAATACGGATGGCTGAGGTTATCGAGAACAATAAAACAGGTATCGCCAATGCGTTTCAGTTTATCGGCGAAAAAATAGCATGGACTGTTGATAGGTTTGCGGCTTTCGGCAATGCGGTAGCCTTGTTCAATAAAATGAAAGAGGGAAAAGTATCTGTATGGGACTGGATGACTGCAAGTCCTGAAGATGCAAAAAGATTAGCAAGTGCCGGTCAGAAGCCCTCAGCACCTACCGCGACAACCCCGGATGCAAAAGTTGGCGCGACAGGAACCCGCGACTTTGTATCCCCTGAAAAAGCAGGGAAAGGCGGGGGAAGCGCAGAAGAAAGCTACGTCCCGAAATGGGAGGCTCAACTTGCAGAGGCAAAAGTATACTACTCCGCAACTCATGACCTGCAAGAATTAAGCAAGCAGCAGGAAATACTATTCTGGCAGTCAGCGATTGATCAAGCCGGAACAAGCGAAAAAGAAAAGCTTGAAATATCTCGTAAGATATCGCGGTTGCGGCTTGAAATTCAGAAAGAAGAGCGGAAGACGGCGCAGGGGCTTGCAAACGAGTCCATTAAGGCAGAGCAGGCCGCCGCCATGAGCAGCCTCGAACTTGATGAAGAAGCTGCAAAAACAAAGTATGAACT